GCAGATAGTAGTTTAAATAGTACACTTATTCTAGTACTTAAAGGAAGAGGAAGAGAAGAACATCTCTTACAGATCCTTTTAATTTCATTTATTATTTTCATTTTAATTCCATTATATTATTATTATAGGGGCGGGGGGGGAGCCTTCGGCTTTCCCTATAAGGGTTACTTAGAGCTTTTCCTTACCCACCATACATTACTTAGTAGTTACTTACTTCTTTAGGGGGTCTAAACTTAATACCTTGAGCACTATTATTGTGATAGTTATCTCTCTCCAGAGCTCTTGTTGTCATGAGTTTTCTGGTCTCGGCATAGTGCAGGGAGCCTGAGCTTAAGTACTGCTCTAGAACATTGAATATGAAACACTCAGTACCATGTTCTTTTATCTTCTTGTTGAATGAAGTAGAAGAACCAGTGTATAGTTTCCAATCAGATTCTTTCCAACAATCTTCTCTCCACTTATCAGATCCTTTATCCTTAACTGGATTCTTTAATGACCTATACTTAGCTGGTTTCATCTTCCAAAAACATTTCCTACCTATGTAGGATACATCTTCCTTAGTACAAGTTATCTCATAGATAAAACCAAAGTATTTCTCTGGATTAGGCTTCTCACCTGTCCAATGATTATCCTTTTCTGACATTCGCCATCCCCTTATCATTGTATTTAACTGTTACACCATTACCTTTATATGATTGACCGTTACATGCCTTCAATAACTCTTGTCTTATACAATCTAATTGTCTAGTCCAGTCGTCTACATGATACTTAACAGCTAACCATTCACTAGTTAACCTATTCCAATCAGAAGTATTAAGAGCTACTACATCTGTTAATGCAGGTTCGGGTACACCAGCAAAGTATTTCTTCCAACCATTTAGTACTTGTCTAGTTAAGTCAGGACTCTGTTTAAATAGTCTGTACCTACCTTGAGAGGTGTGAGCACAATACACCCAGAAGTGACACTCATTTACATCAGCTAATAACATTTGTTGTGTCATCTGTAACTGATACTGAATAGGTAAGTCATCTCCTCTATACATAGTCTTCCAGAGAGGACTCTCACAGCCCTTTAAAGGACACTTGATCTCAAGGATAGATGCACCAGTAATCTGCTCCATACCATCGAGAGAAGCCATCAAAGGCATTCCTTCTATCTCATTAGTAATACATAATGGTTCGAATATCTTATTCAATCTATCCTGTACTGCTACTCTAGCTTCATCCTCATACTTATGACCATGAGCCATAGCAAATGTCATATCAATCTGCATATTACCTTGCTTAAGTTGATACAACTCGTATCTATTCTTAGGCTTCCAAGGACTAACTTCACATGCTGATGCAGCCTCACTAGCTGTACCATGATTTCTTCTCACATCACTATAAATCTTCTTCATGTCTCTCCTTAAGTTGTTCTTTCTTAAATACACCTTGGTATTGCTTAACAGTAAATGATTTAGATTCATCCCAACCATTCTTAATATAATACCCCCAATCCATACACTTTCTTTCTTTACCTACCATCTGACAGTACCAACTCATTAGTGAATCTCCATCCAGTTATTACCTATCTTACTGTTACCATCCATACGACACTTAAAACCTAGTAGTTCACCAGCCTCAGTAGCTGATTCTTCTAGTATCTTAGATAACTCGTCAGCTCTAGTAGGATCGCATTCAAAGTTCTGCTCATCATGCATCACAGCTAATAGCTTACAATCGATACCTGCATCTCTAATCTTCTTATCAGAGATAATCATCCAGTTCTTAGTTAGTATTGCTTCGTTTCCCTGTAACAGGTAGTTAAGTAGTTTATGTTTACTATTACATAGTATCTTTCTACCATCTTGAGCAACAATATACTTACCACCATTCCTTTCGAATTGATTGTCTAAGTAATTCTTAATGTTACTCAAGGCAGGTAGCCCTTTTAAGAACTTATTCTTAAGCTTCTTAGCTTCCTTAGTAGTAATACCTAAGTCACCAGCGGTCTTAGCATCTCCAGCACCAAATAAGAATCCATAGATAAAGGTCTTAGCTAGTTTTCTATTAGCTAATCCAGCAATCTTAGCATTGACACTATGAATGTCAGTACCATCTTCCTCTTTACCTTCTACTACAGTCTTATTATAAGCATCGTCACCCATCGCAGCAGCGAGTAATCTTAACTGAGCTGATGCTAAGTCACAACCAACTAGTACCTTACCCTTAGGTGCTACAAAGATACTTCGTAACTCTTCACCAAAGGTAGCGTGACCTCCAGGAACGTTAACAAGGTTCTTATGACGCATACGACCAGTCGCAGCGCCTAATGTCATAGGTATACATTCAAGTCTGTTATCTTTCCTGATAGTATTTAACCATCCAGTCTTATCATTCTTAACTGACCGTAACATATTTCTTCTATGACTGTACACCATGTGTAAGGCTATATCTTTACCTAAGTCACCCTCGATAGTATCAAAGCTATCCTCAGTTAATTTAGGTGATGTACGTTCATTCTTACCTTGTTCATTTACCTTCATGTTCCATTCAGTAGGTACCCAACCTTGTTTAAGTAAGAAAGCCTTAATCAAAGCGTGTTGAGTCATCTCAATAGGAATTATCTTAACCCTACAGTAAGCACCACCTAATCTACCATCGGGATTTAGGATACCGAAGTCGTAACCCTCCCAATACTTTCTTAAGTGAGCGTGTAAGTCACCCTTCTTAGTGTACTTAGGTGATACAAACTTACCTAAAGAATCTAACCGCTTAACATTAGGTGGTAGCAATGGTGTTATCTTACTAGCTAACCTATCTATCTCTACATTAAGCCAGTTGAAGTAATGTTCAGCTAAAGGTATATCTACTAACCAACCATTCTCTACTTGTTGAGCACTAATCCTAGCTGTTTCAAACTCAGTAGTGATTACCTTAGCAGGTATCTTAGCTAACTTAAACTCTTTTCTTAGAATGAATAGAGTCTTAACATTAATCTTAACATCCATCTCACATCTGTTAAGCATCCTCTCTTCAAAGAACAACCATTGCTCTTGAATAGGTTTAGCAACCCCTAGGTTTTCACCCCATGAGGCTAGACCATGACCACCTTTTCTACTAAAGTTAAGTAGCTGAGATAAGATTAATGTATCAGTAACCTTACCATGATACTCAAACCCGTGTAGCTTCTTTAGCAAAGGTAAATCATAAGCATAAATGTTATGACCAATAAGACTATCAGCCTTAGACATTAAGTCTAACGCAGCGGATAATCTAGCATACCCTTCTTTCTCATTGGTATAAGTTGTACTAACCTTAGTCTCTAAATCATAGAGTACTATGCACCACAACTTAGTTGCATTGTTTAGAAGCCCATCGGCTTCAATGTCGAATACATAATTCATATCCTACTCCTTATTATTATTATTATTTAAAATGGTATCTTGTCGTCATACTCCTTGTCTTCTTCAATATCAAACTCACCACTCATAATACTAGTACCTTTAGCATTATGAAGTCTACCTGTTTTATCATTGAACTTAGCTGAACCAGCAAATCCAGTACGACCAGTAAACCTATTCTTAAGAACAGTTAACTTAACCTGATTTCTTTCTTCCTCAGTCTCAGCATACTTATTTCTAGAGAACGCTATGATTTGGAATGCAATCTGTTTGAGTGAACCAGACCCCTTAAGACTATCTTCAGTTACCTCAGCACCTTGCTCATAAGAGATAGAGCCAATACCAGTCTTTCTTAAGTGAGACACTACACCTACCCATACATCAAACTTCTTACATAACTTTAATAGGTCTGACATTACCTTGTCCATAGCTCTGTTAATATCTCCATCAACCTCACTAACAGCAATAGTAATATGGTCTAAGTAAATAAACTTACACCCAGTCGCAGCGAGATACTCAATCTTATGCATCAAGCTATCATCTGATAGAGATCCTTGGTGGTCTAGTAAGGTAAATCTACCTGTACCTGCTGTAGCTTCCCAAGCCTTTCTACCTTCCTCACCTTTCCTATCGAACTTAGTATCAGGTAAGTTAATTCTCTTGTTAAGATGAATACCAATGATACCATCTAAGGTTTCTTTGATTGATTCTTCTAGAGATACTACACCTATCTGATAGTCAGTAGTAGATAGTAGATGATAGATATCTTCCTTAATAAAGGTAGACTTACCAGTACCAGTACCAGCAGTAAAGATAGTTAACTCACCAGTACGCCTACCATAGGTAAGATCGTTTACATTACAGAAACAATCAGGGTAAGGTATACTATCTTCTCTCATATCCTTAGAGAAGTCATCCCAAGTAGAAGCTGAGTTAATAATACCTGAAGGGCTATATACCTCTGCTCTCCAGATAGAATCTTCTAACTCTCTTAGGTGGTTGCTTACTAGATAATCACTAGCATCTTTACCATGCCTACCTAGTGTAGCTATCTTAGCCTTACCAGTACGTACTACCTTAGCACACTCAGAGGCACTATTCTTACCTACCTCATCAGCATCAAACATAAATACTACTTCATTGAATGAGTTAACCCAATCTAAGTTAGCACATATCTGTTTGAGAGCACCACCAACACCATTAGTTACTGATACTACTGGCCATTCAGAACCCTTATTAGCATTCATCTGTTGTACAGACATAGCATCTAGCTCACCCTCAGTAATGATAATACGCTTACCACCTGATTGAAATAAAGACTGACCAAATAATTCTACATCATTCTTAACATCACCAACAGCAATAAACTTCTTGTTAGCTACTTCTCTACGAGAGTAACCAACTATCTTACCATTCCTAGTAGTAGGGTAGTAATGATACTTGATAGTCTTACCATCGTTCTCATCATAACCTACCTTGACACCATACTTAAGCGAGATGTCTTTAGTAATACCTCTTTCTCTGAATCCCCTGATAGCAAACTCAGATACTTCAGATACCGTTTCTAATCCTTCCATTTTGTACTCCTTATTATTATTATTATTTATTCTAACACCTCCATCTTCTAACTGGAAGTCACCACAACCAAAGCAATAAGCAGAATGACTCTCATCATCATGCCTATACATAGCCTTGTTGTCTTTAGAACCACAAATACTACATGGTCCATGGCTTACTAACACACCGTTTTCTCTCATTATTATTACTCCTTATTATTAAGTTCTCCTCTAAGCTCTCTTACTAACTCCAAGACAGTCTCTATCACATGTAAATTGATAGGGTCTTTTATGTCATTCTTAAAGCTCTCCATTATGGTTTTGATAGCTTCTAATTTAATACAACACTCTTTATTAGTATGGTACTTCATTAGTAATATCCTCCATAGTTAAGAGACCTGCTAGTGTAGCACAGATTACTTGGTCTCTCATTGTATTGTAGGTAGTATTAGAGGGTAAATCGTGCTCATTCCAGTATACATTATTTATCTGAGACATCACAGCATACTCTGTCCTATCTAATACCTCTGCTATCAGAGCACCAGACACACCTGCATTATCTAACTTAAACATCTTGATACGATCTTCGCAAGTCCATCTTTGATTCTTATTTGTTTCCATCTGTTACCCCCTTACCTATAAATACCTCTAATCTTTTAGTTATACCCTCTAACATAGTAGTATAAGCAACTATCTTGTCTACTTCTTTTACTCTCTCTTTAGGTAAACTATCTAATGCTCTCTTAGCTTCTTCATCTACAATAGCAGACGATAACTGACCAAGAGTACCATAATATTTATTCCGTTGATACAACTTACCCTTCTCAGGGTAATGTGTTTCCACTAACACCCATTGAAATTTATCTTTATCAACAGAAAATCTTTTATTTAGTTTATACATTATCTATTATCTCCTCGACCATGTAAGACACCTCGGTCTTGACGATCTTTTAGTTTACTTAAGTTAAGTTTAGCTATACTATCTAGTGTCATACCATTGTCTTCAGCTAGTCTAGTGATAGTCCATAAGACATCTCCTAATTCTAGTTGTAAACCTTTCTTCATAGCAGTATAGTCAATGTCACCCCTAAGATATCTCTTCTTAAGAGCCATAACCTCCCCTACCTCCTCGGGTAGTTGAGCCCATATGATATCGACATTAGTATACTCGGCTGTCTTACCAGCCCCTAATTGATAGTCACAGAAGCTCATTAAGCAAGTACTAGCAGTCTCCATAACACTCCCTCATGTCTTCATCTTTGTATAACTTAGCGTAGTAGTCACTAGCATCAATCTCTTTCTGCTCCTTACGTCTATCATTAAGGTCTATTACATTCTGATAGTACCAAGGGTCTTCAGGACCAGTTACAGGTCTCTTGTACCAAGGTATTTCATTAGTATCTTTGGTTTCTTTTTCTTTAAAGTTCAATGGTGTTCTCCCTTCTATTACATTAATACGCATTTGAATATAGTCGATAGCCTTATTAAGGTCATCTACTTCTTTCTCAATAGCAGACATATTGGTTGTAGCCTTATGCCCTGCTCTAGATAGATACTTAACACTATTCCATAGTAGAAAATCTAATCCCCAAGCATGTGCAACCTCTGCAGGCTGATGATACGCAGGTAATCTGTTATAGTGTGTAGCACCTTTATATGCTTCTCTTATTTCGTGTAATGGTTTATCTTTAAACATTATTATTACTCCTTATTAATTAAAAATCCCCTCCGAAGAGGGGCGTAACATTAGAATACTTCGTCTTCTTCTAATGCTACTTCTGGTTGCGATTCAATCTTGAATTCAGTAGTACCAGAATTACCTGAGTACTCCTTCAATTCAGTTACTTGAATAGCAGTTAAGATAGCTTTAACTCCTTTACGACCTGCTACCTCATATGGTACTTCCATATACTGTACGTTCGCTTTAGAGCCATTGCCAATGATTAGTGGGTCAACATCACTACCAAACTTATCGATACACTTGATAGGTTGAGCAGGGTTTCCATCACGCTTGATACAGTTCTTGTTAAGCTTAATCATAGGCTTACCAGAGTCTTTATCAGTACGTTCTTTCTGAGCGTGTTTGCTCTTAACCCAGTCAGCAGATTGTTTCTTAGTACATATAGCATCTACAGACCATTCTTTTTCTTCAGACATATACTTAGTACCCGCATTGTCACCACATTTACACCACTTTAGTTCTACATTATTTAGTAAAGCCATTTTATTTCTCCTTATTATTAAGATTAAAAAGTTAAGTGCCAGTTTTCCGTAGGTAATAGTACTGGCAGACTATTTAAAAGGAAGAGCCATGAAAACCTGTAAAGGAACCCTCACCTACATAACAAAAAAGTGGACCAACAATCAAGATAGGTGTGGCGTACCCTGATTGTTAGTCCGTTTCTTTTGAGTCGCACTCGCCACAAGTACGCTTTTCTCTATAAGGGATACTTAGAGATTTCCCTTGCTACGCAAAGAAATACTCACTATCTCGTATACCACCGAGATTTAAGTTACCCTTTTCTGGTTGCTCAATATCACAAGAGGTATCCCCCATAGTGATTTGAACCTTCAAGTCCTCCAAGACATCGCCTTCATATATCTTGATGAACTCTTCTTTAGTAACAGCTATTAACTCATCCACATCTCCTGCGTGTACACTAAACGAATCATGGATAGCACCGAACGACCTGTTCCCGTTATCTTTTAGTTCACATATCACAAGAGCCATGTGTGAGGCATCATAACTATGTACTACATTGGGGCTAATACCTGATGCAAGCTCATGTCGAGCAGGGATAGTAAGGTATTCCATATAAACATGATGGTACTTGTTCTGATTGATATACCCTATTACCTTTCTCCTCTCTCTAAGCCACTTCTCTGCTAAAACTGGAAAGCCACTAGGTGTTTCCCAACAGACAGTATTAACTCCCTTAGCTAGTCTGTAAGAGACTAACTTCTGTAGATAGTTCTTTATCCTTACGGGTCCAGAACATATCTGATCGTATGACGACACTAAGTCCTTACCTAACTTCCAAGAGTCAGACCTATTTAAATCATACTTACCTACTATACCAGCATCATAACTATCTTGGTAGATAATATCTGATATACATTTCACACCAGCACTATAACCTTTCGTCATAGTACCTCTCTTACTAAGCCCCTTCCTTATTAGTTTCATAGGGATAGGTGCTAGTTTCTTACCTAACTCTGTACCTAAGTTAGCATCCAACATTCTCTGACCAACAGCTAAGTAGAAGTCTAAAGAGATTTTCCTAGGAATTAATCCTACGTACTCTCCTGCTACCTCATCTAAGCTCATTGCAGCGAAGTGTTGTGTGCCACTAGAGTTAGCATCAACAGGTATAGGTAGGTGAGAGATGTAATCCTCTCCTTGTCCTAACACTGCTATTACCTCGAAGCAACAAGCAAGAAACACTAAAGGTTTCTCTGCGTTACTCCATAGTTCTATATTCTTAATGGGATCTAAAGCAATCTCCATTATTAAATCTAAATTATCTTGTGTCCATGCGTACCTATCATTGAGAGACATCTTATCTACAGATATATCTGATAGTCTCTGCTTAGTTAGGTGTGCTACATAATCTTCTTCTGCCCACCCTAAATCTCTGATGTTAAAGGTAGCGTTATAAGACGCTGCGGTATGTCTCCACAACCAATCAATACCAGTATCACCTATCCTCTTACCCTCAGCAAAGATTAAATGTCCTCTTGCGAGGTCATTAGATTGATAGTTAAAGTAGGGGTCTCTAGCATAGTACCTACCCCTATAATCTAAGAAGTAAGAGAAGTAGAATGAATGACCTAACCAACCAGGCTCTGCATCATACCCATGTATGGTATCTAATATCTTCTTATCTCTAGAAGCCTTAGAATGTTTACGTAGACAATATTGTTTATCAGTCCACCTTAAGTTAGCCCTCTCATACACCTCATTTATCTCTGCTATCCTAGTACATAAGCAACCTATAGCCTTAGGTGATTTAAGTTTAGACCTCTTCTTCTCTAACTTATTTAAGGTAGTCTCTAGTATCTTAACATCTTCACTACTACCTCTATTAGGCTCAAAGGGTTTACCATTCCTAGTTAGTTTCTTACCTAGTAAATGAGCATTAACATTCAGCCTATCTATGTCTACACATTCAAACGTTATACCATCATCTAGAGATATCTTTGTGTTACTATAAGTATCTCTAAGGTAAGAAGAAACCGCTGCTATCTGAGGGTTTATAGCCCACTTAACAGCCTCATTATGGTTAACTGCTTTCATAAACTTAGACTTGAAATGTCTATCCTCTAACTTAACAGAACCTTTAATCAGGTATTCCTTAACACCATCTAGTATTCTAGTACTCTCTCTCCAAACAGGAAACTTCCTCATAGAAATACCACGCCTAGTAGTAGGCTTACATTTATAGTTGGCAAATGATTTACCAGGCCTGACTAAGTAAGGTGTATAGTTAATCTTACTTACTTTCTTTTCTAAATCTCCATCATCATTACGCCATCTATCAATGACCTCTGCTAATGTCCTATACCCTTCTCTTTCTAGAATCAAGAAGTCAAGAGTAACAAGTGCCTCCATAACAAAGTCACCCAACCTAATTAGTTGGGGTGTATAAAGCTCTTGTTTACTAGATAGTACTTTCTCAGCGATAGTACCTATTGCTACTGATGTAGCAGTTAATTTAATACGCCCTTCAGAGCGAGAGAACCTATCCGTGAGATAACCTAATACCTCCCTAAATATTTCTTCTACTCTGAAATCATTATTAATACAGCCCTGATTCCTAAAGAATCTTACTGCCTCACTTCGGTTATTATTAGCGTCTTTAACCTTATGCTCAACGATCTGAGCCAACGACGACATACAAGTATTTTCCACACCACTTACTCCTCTAAACTGACATGAGTGAATCCCATGTCTAATAATAAATACAATGTTATAATTGCAGATGACTTACTTTCACACTGAATAACCCCGTTACTAATTCTTTTTATAGCTTCGGGGATAGACATCTTACTCACTAGTCAGACCACTTACCAAACATTAGTTTAAATAATTTATCAGGGAAATCCCCGTAAATTATATCTCTACTGTTACGTACCTTATGTGCCTTATCTTTATTCACAGGCCTATATGCTTCTGCTATTGTTAGAGACTTACGTGCTCTAGTATGGGCAGTATTTCTCTTACACCCTGAGTTAAGGACTATATCATCCAAGGTAATCTCGTTACCATCTGGTAACATATACTTTTTCTTCTTGTAAACCCTCTTCATTGTACTCTCCCCATTAGTTATAATAGAACCTGTGATAGGTTCCCTACTCTCCTCAAGTTTAGTTATGCCTATCACAATTTATCCTTAAGCATGGTATCCCATACCCAACATCTAAACTGTCCGCATTCATAGCTGAAGTCTTTATCATGTTTTAATTCGGAAGAGAAATCTTCCATGAGATCTATCATCTCGTTCGGATTGGCGTTGAGCCATGTATTAACTAGCACCCTTATGTGTGCTACTGTTTCTGCATCGTGTTGCATTGATATTCTCCTCATAAGAAATAATTATGGTACGATTATACCATAAAAATCATTATCATATTATCTTTATTTATATTTCTCCTTCAAAAGGATCTGGCTCTTCATAGTCACCTGCATACATACCATCTGTCCAATCCTCTGCTACACCAGGACATACATCAGGACTACCTGTACATTCCCTTAGAGTAGGTGAATCACCAGTACCATAAGCATCTTTAGTACGTTCACAGTACTCACAGCTCTTACAATGTACTCCATCCTCATCTATCTCTTCCCATAACCTATTACGGTCTGCTATCCATTGTTCCTTACTCATACTACCCAATCTCCTTGTTCATACTCCAAGTCATACTTGTCGCTGAACTCTTTATATGCCCAACGAACCGCTTGAGCATGTGTTAAA